TGCAGGCGTAATGTCTGCTGCCTTAACTGTCACTGTCCAAGCAACTGAAGGACCAGTTGATGGTCGTGTTGTAATAATTCTTGCTTCGTATGTACCTGCAACTGAAGGTGCAACCAAAGATACAGTAAACTTTGCAGTTACATATCCTGGTGTTCCAACTGTTGAGTTCACATCAGCAGAAAGGTTTCCTGCTGCAACTGCAACTGTAGCAGTTGTTGTCTCAAGAAGTGTGAGTGTAGCGTTCTTTGCTGCACCTGTTGGTTGTGAGAACATAGCAGATAGCACCGTTGCTGTGTCTGCTGCTGTTTCTGAAATAAACGACAAAGTAACTACGGCTGTTGCGGTTTCACCTGCTGTAATTGAGTCCGTTGCGGAATCAATTGTAAGCGATGGCCCGATTACAGAAGCACTTGTCGGAAGTGCGGTTAGTACGCCAACGGACATTGCTGCAGCGAGTCCAAGGGCGATTTTCTTAAATGAATTCATCTTGCTCCTTATTTTTTTATAGTAGATTAAATCTATCCAAATAATCTTTTACTTCATTTGGCATAGGTTTATATTGTATCACGTTGTCTTGAGAGGTGTCAACTTTTGGTCGATCTCTGAATGTGTGGATCTCAATCTCCTGATTTAGATCCTTTGGGGTATGTGATATTGCCCCAAAGATCGCCCCACAAACTGCGTCAGCCAAGTCCTTGGATGATTTGCGTGGGTGATCAACTCTATTGTTCTTCATAATCTTTAGTTCTGTAAGTTCCTCAAACAAAAGATCAATTGCTGGCATAGCCAGTCTTTCCTCATACACAAGCATAGCCATGTCTTCATAGTGCTTTTTAGCAACAGAAACAGTCTCAGTTCTCATTCCTACCTGCTTTAATTCATTCTGAATATCAAATGATTGCCAGCGGTCAAATGAGACCATCCCAATATTAAATCCAAGTCTACGAAGGTTTTGAATCCATTGCTTGACCTCTGAAAGGTTTACAGGACCTTCTACTTTTGGTTCCCAGTATGCAACTGCATCTACTACAACTACTGGTGCTACTTGTGCATAATCTTTAATTACCTGAATATTTACCCACTTATCTACGTGAGCAATTGCTACAGCACACTTGTCATGCTTTTGTGCAAGGTCAGCATGAATGTAGTATGTCTTATCTGGATCTGGTTTAAACGTTTCATCAAATCTTCTGAATGCATCCAATGGATTTCTTAATGTCATACACGTTCTAACCTTTTCAATCTGCTTAAAGAATGCATCTGATGAATAGGTTGGTACACATGCAAAGCGCTGCATGGCATCACCAAGATCTGTATAAAATGCTAACTTAAAATCATCGATCTGTCTTGTTGGGTTTACAATCCATGTAGGTCTCTTTAGAGCAAATACTCCTGGGTACTTATAAGAAACAATTGTATCTTCATCCCAGTTAATCTCAAGGGAGTTTCCAGTAGCATCTTCTGGAAGTTCTGGGTTCATAATAAACTTATGGGTATAGTTAATAACTTCTTTCTCAGCAATAACATCATCATACTTCTGTGAGATAAAGTCTCCAGGATAACGAGGGAATGATAGTAGCGCTACCTTACCAAGATCAGGGAAACGAGAGTCTACAGAAGCACGGAATGCTTTATAGATATTGTCAGCAGTCTTTCCTTGTTCATTACCTGTTCCAACCTCCTGAGCAAAACCAGAGATTTCGTCAAGTACTGCAAGAATAAGGTTCAAACCCTCATGAGATTCACGCTCTGAGTGACCAGAGTAAACTGTAATTGAGTCATCAAACTCAATGCTTTCTGCCTTAGCATTATACTTTCCTGCAAACCAGGGAGATCTTTCAATCTTAGTCTTAAAGCCTTTAAAGAAAACGTTCTTTGCCTGCTGAGCGTTAATAGCAACGTTAATAATATCAATAGCATCGCCAGAAGGCTTTCCAAAGTATCTTGCTGGATCTTTAAGACATAGTAGTTTGTATACGATGTATGCACATGCTACTGTAGAAGTAAAGTCTTTTCCAGATCCTTTCCCTAGTTGTAGGATGATTTCATTCTTTGTGTACTTCTTGTAGTAGCGAGTTCCTTCTGCTTCCCCCAGAATTTCAATAACATCTTCTAGTTTATAGATCTGGCTCATTGCCTCTACAATATCGTACTGAATATCTGACAGTGGGGGCTGACCTAGGTAGTCTTCACCCTCAACAAATGTCTTTGCATTTACTGGCATCTCCTTAAAGTTATTATCTTTAAGTGCCTCCAGAAAATCATCAAACATCAGCCACTACCGTAATCACTTCATCTTCTTTAGAAATAGACGAAAGCCTTCTCATGATCAAGTCTCTTACCTCTGGGTGGGTTGCTGCAATATCCTTAAGGATTCCAACAAGAACTTCCTGACGCTTTTCAATCTGTACCATTTCATCAGCCAACTCTTTGTTTTCAAGTAGTCCAGCCTTTTGTAGCATATCAATTCTTTTAGATTCGATATCCATAACAAGTTTAATTGCAGCGGTCTTTGCGCTAAGGTTATTAGTCATAGACGCTTCATCGATAACTTCATATGATTTTGAGATTAGAATTCCATAGTGTTGGTCTGCCCCTGCTAATGCTTCTTTTGCTCTAGCACGAATNGCTGCATTATTAGATGCGCTAACTTTCCACTCATCAATATANGACACGACCCTNTGTCTTGGAATNGTAAGTTGCTTTGAAATCTGTGTNGGGTCATTGCCCTTTAGATATTCCTCAACTACTAGGTTGACCTGATCTAAATGCTTAACNAAATCTTCTTCAGTTGACATACTTACCCTCTAATCTATTAATCTCATCCTTGATATAGAAGATTGCTTTTTCAAGATCCTGAATTGTCTTGGACTCATCTTTAAGTCCCGCTCTCCATAGATACTTAAACGCATTACCAATGTTAAAATTTCTATGTCTTGTAATCTGAATACACTCAACTCCAGAAGGATCTGTTGTGTAGTGAGATGGATGGTTGACTTGGTCAACCGTAATGTTTAGGTTTTCACTCATCGTCTAAGTCCCAATCAAAAACATTTGGCATACTCTTCATAATATACATAAAGGCTGCAGTAGCAAGAGCACCCAAAACGGTGATTGCTACAATAATCTTTTTAATATTCTTCATCTCTTTGACTTCCTTAGTCCAAATTTAGCAAGGTATACATATATAGTTTCCACTGTACATCCACACTCCTTTGCAATTTCTTCTGGAGTCTTTTTATCCATAAGATATCTCTTACGCATAAAGGCCTCACTTGTATATAGTTTAGCAGCCATGGCGTTATTTGTCAACTCCCATTGCCTTACCCCAGTTTTTTATAGCCCAATGTCCAATACCGCAAGCATCTGCAACGTCATTATCAGTAATAGTCTTATCATACTGAATATTGATAAAGTTAATGGTTCTTTGTTTACGTAGTTCTCGCTCATAAGTTTTAAGCCAGGAGTCAGACTTCCCAGGATTCTGTGCTTTAATATATAGTTTTTCATCCTTAGAAATCTTTTTGTTTCCAATAAAGTTTTGCCAAGTAATTGGTGCAACCTTACCAATAGTTCTAATACCAGCCTGACCTGCTGCACCCAATAGAGCACCTTGAACCAAAGCAAGATCAGCAGCAGTCTTAGGGCTGTTCATAAATACTGTATGTTCAATTACAATAGCATCAACATTTACTATATGATCAAACAGCCCCTTAGACTTTCTGCCTGCATCGATTACCTTTTCATAGATATCTTTGCCTTCAAATTTAATCTTGCCAACTTCTTTTAGATGACCATCATGGAATGTAGCAAAAGCAAGACTGTTTGTACTTGCATCTATAGCACAAATACGCTCTGGCATAATCTCTACGCCCCACTTATTTTTTACCATTTGTAAATCCTTTGATCTCTTTTAATGCTTTTATGACATCCTTTGGATTAACATTGCAGTCAAAACAAAGGGCATCATCATTATAGATAGACAAGTCTTTGTTGCAGTTTTTACACTGACGAACTTTGCCTAATCTTTTTTGTCTCCTAGTTACAACATATCTGGCTGCAATCTTTTCTTTGGTTGCTGCCTCTCTGCACTCAGGAGAGCAATAAATTTGATAACTTACTGTAGATTCAAAAGTGTGGTCACACCATTGACAGTTTTTCATCTAGTGGCTCCAATGGACTAATCTTTATAGTTCCATCGCCAGCCATGTCGCATGCCTTTTTTACAGGACACGTCTTACATATCTTTGAATTGGATCTATAATTTTTTGTTGGCAAGACCTGATCTTCCCAACTCTTACGAACTCGTCTCATCCAATCAAATGCTTGGTCTACCCACCGAACATAGTAATCATTAATTTCTACAGGAAGAATAAGTAGTTC